TTGGATATTCTTGTACAGTGTCAATTAACTCTTTATTGTTCATTATAGGATAATTTTGTGGAGGTACATTTGTATTGGGCAAATAATTGCTAAATCTTGATTCAGGCAATTTTTCTTGAAGATTAGTGCGTATGCCCATATTATTAAAACTTTCTTTGTTAATTTTTTCTTTTTTGGTATCATTTTGATTTGATATGACATACATACCTCCTAATGCAATTAATGGTATAGCTATTTCCATATTATATTATATATATACTATTTTAAAAAAGTATATATTTAAATTAAATAAAAATTATTAATTACTAATAAATTATAGCATTTGATAATCACCAGCCATATTTCCTACACGAGTTCCACCAATATTATTTCCCTTAATACCATTAGATACGGGTAAAGGAACGGTATAAGGAACGGTATAAGGAACGGTATAAGATTGATTATTTTCAGGAATACAATTATTTTCCCTCTTAAATCCATCCTTTTCAAATATTCTTGTACTAACATAATTAGAAAACTTCATTTCAGTATGTGCTTGTGGATTATGTGGTAAAATGTAAGAGTGATTTTGTTGTAAATCTCTGGCAGTCCATGCTGGCATTATTGCTCTACTTTGTTCTGTCGTTAAAAAAGAATCACATACTGGATAATCAATAGGTGAAGCATGAACAATTTGTCTTTTATATATATCTTTATCTAAACAATCTCTATTAATTCTACGATCAATTCCTAAAAGAGAGCTTTGAATATCAGTACTTTTTGTCCATAAATTAGCACCCCATTTTTGCGGTATAATTTGTGGATCTAACATAAAACAAGGTTTAGGTCCATTTCCAGGAACATCTAAATACCATCTTTCTTGATCAGTTTGTTGTTGTAATTGAATTGCTATTCTTGCTGGATCATCGTGAAATCTTGTAAATGACATATTATATATAGTTTAAGATAAAATAAATTACATAGTATACATATTTAAGGAATAGGAAAAGGTCTTTGATCTTTTGGAATTACAGAAGGAACAGGCATTATTATGTCTGGACGTTTAACAAGATTAGCTGATTGTAAGAATTTTAATTCTGGTGTTAAAGGAGGAGCAGGATTTACTAAATTAGTTGAATTAATACCAAATAAAAATGATTCAATATCAGCTGGATTATTAGACAAAGTATTCCATGGCATAGGTCCCTGTATCAATCCATAACCGGCTAATTTAGTATCATATGCGTAACCATTTGCTCCATTTTTGTATAGGAGCCATTTTTCTGGGGCAGTACTTTGTCTATTTTCTAAACAATAATTTCCTGGTGTATTTTTATTTCTGGTAGAAGCCATATAATATATTGTAATATATATTTTTATTATTTTATAAATGTTATAATATATAATGAATACTAAAAAAGATATATTTGATGTAATTATTATAGGCAGTGGTCTTTCTGGGTTATATAGTGCTTATAATATCAAAAAAATAAATCCAAATATAAAATTTTTAATTTTAGAGAAATATAAAAAAAATTGGGTTGGAGGAAGAGTTAGTAGTGAAATGTTTTATGGAGTTGAAGTAGTCACTGGAGCTGGTGTTGGTAGAAAAGATACAAATCCTTTACTAATAAAATTATTAAAAGAACTAAATATTAAATATAAAGAATATGATGCTGTAATGAATTTTTCACAAACAATTAAAGAATATGTTGATATAGTACAAGTATTAAATTATCTTAAAAAATTTTATCAAGATAATAAAAATAATCCAAGTTTACAAAGTCAAACATTTAAACAATTTGCTGAATATGTACTAGGTAAAAAAACATATAAAAATTTTCTAATGACTAATGGTTATTCTGACTTTGAAAATGCTGATATATATGAAACACTATATAATTATGGTATAGAAGATAATTCTACTGGATGGATAATTCTTATGATACATTTTAAGCAATTTATTGATAAATTATATAATACTATTGGAAGTTCACATTTTAAATTTTCAAATGATGTAATTCAAATAGATAAAGTATATAAAAGTCCAAATATTTATAAAATTATTACAAAAAAGGGTGATATTTATTACACAAATAAAGTAATTTTAGCTACAACTATTACAGGAATTAAAAAACTTATTCCAAAAGCAAATGAACCAAATAGCATTTATCAACAAATTCATGGTCAACCGTTCTTAAGACTATATGCAAAATTTGATAAAAAATCTAGTGAAATTATGAAAGAGTATGTACCATATTATACTATAGTTCCTACTGAACTTCAAAAAATTATACCGATGAATGAAGAAAAAGGAGTATATATGATTGCGTATAATGATAATGAAAATGCCATAAAATTAAAAGACAAATTGGAAAATAATGAAACTAACAGAGAATTTTATGCTAGATTAGTAGAAAAAAGTCTTGGATTAAATAAAAATAGTTTAAAAATATTGGCTATTAAGGATTTTTATTGGCCAATAGGAACACATTATTTTGAACCATTAAATGGTAAATTTAAAAATAGAAAAGAATTTTTAAATGAAGCACAACACCCAGAAAAATGTTTACTTGTTGTTGGGGAAGCTGTTAGTACTTATCAAGGATGGATGGAAGGAGCATTAGAAAGTGTTAATAATGTTTTGACAAAAAAATGGTTAAATACTATTTGTTAAAAATACCGTTAACCAAATAATAACCATGATAACCAATTGAAGCAAATGCTAACATTAATAATAATTCAAAATAAAGACGTTTAGTTTTATCTCCATTAATTCCAATATATATTATTAATGGTGCTACTATAAAAATATGAAAAAGATTAACCCAAGGATTTAGATGTTTACTTAATCTAAGATATGTTTTATATGAATGATATAACAGAATTAAAATTCCCAAAATAATTAATAATTTAAATAGTATTTTAGGAATTGAATCTCTATTTATTCCTATATATATAAATAAGGCTCCCACAAATAAAATATGAAATAAATGAATAAATATAGTAGTATTATCCATTTTATATTATAATATTATAATATTATTATATTATTATAATATATAATTATGGATAATTTTAATTATCAAAATGTTGAAATCAAAACTCAAAATGGTGGTAAAAAGTTAATACGTAAAGTTTCAATTAAAAATGGAAAAGGTTATAAAAGTGTAACAAAATATCACAAGGGAAAAAAACTACATAGCGCTAAAAAAATCTTAGATAATGCTCATATTCAAATGATTAAACTAGGTAAATTTATTCCTGGTTTATTTTCTGATTGTTCAGATGGTAATTGTAAGAAAAAAACACGTAAAAATAGAAAATAATTTTTTCTATTTAGTTTGTTTCCCTATTAACATATTTAATTGTTTGTTCTCTTAATAACTCCAATAAATTAGCTTCAATATTTTCATTTAATAATTGCTGACAAATACATTTATGAATTACATGAAAAACTGGAAAACTAAACATTGCTGAAAAAATAACATAATCCGAGTTTATATCAAAATTAAATTTGTCTTCTTCTGTTCCATCAATAAAATCAACTGCTAAACAAATTGATTGTTTTATACTGCGTAAAACATTATAAAAATCTCTATTTGCTTTCATTATTGGTAACATTTTTTGTAAACCAGAATCAATTTTATCATCAAAAATATCATCAGCATAAAATACACTACAGAATTCATCTTGATACAATTTGTCACAAATTAAACACACATCTTCGGCATTATATCCTAAATCGTGGGTATTATTATTGTTAATTTTAATTTTTTCAATTAATTCTTGTTCGCATTCATAATATTTTACTTTAAATGATGTATTATAATTCATAATATATTATAATTTATATTATATCATATTATCTTTAATATATTTTTATAGCATTTTTATTTTACCGTTACAATAAATTACTTTAATTAGTATAATAATCTCTGTCTCTTGTTAGTTCACGAGATGGAAGACCACCACGAATCCAACCTTCAGATGCCATTCCTTCAATCATTAAACTGGGATTTTGAATATTTTGTTTTACCTCTGAAATTAATGGTGTAGTATGATATCCTAAATGACTTTTTTCGGTTAAGCGAGTAACACTGCGTTTGTTAGTTATAGATTCACCTTGTTGGATTTGTGCTTCTAAAATAGGATCAACAGAACCACGACCTAAAAATGGAACGGTAGCAAATGGGCGACCAAATAAATCAATACGAGAGCGTGGATGAGTTTGAACTGTTCCAATTAATAATTTAGAACTATCATCTACATTACAACCACCAGCTCCTAAACCAAATCCTCCTGAATAATTGATACAAGGCTGAGAAGTAGCAAGACGTTTAGCACTATTCATGGAGCAATCTTGTGCCCAAAAGTTTTGTAATAAATAATTACATGATGATACATTTTGAATAGAATTTTGGTCTATACAACAATTATCATCGCCAAGTCTTGATAAATTATTAAATGTATAGTCGGAGACATAAGCCATTTATATTATACTATAATAATATTTTTCTCAATTTAATTATTAATATGTTTTTTTGTTTCTAAATGTCTTGTGAATAATATTTCTCCAAAAATTTTAAAATTATAATTAATTATTCTAAAATTTGTAAATGTATTACTTTACATATTATGTTTTATTAGTGCTTTCTTGATTTTTTTGATTTTCTAGATTTTCTTCTATGTTTTTTTGTTTTTCCTCCCATCTTCATTCCTCCCATCTTCATTCTTGAAAAAGCATCTTCAAATGAAGCTAACATATCATCAGTAGCATTAGCTATTTGTTCAACTTCCATTGCATTTGGATTATTAACCATATTATAATATTTAAAACGTCTTGTTTGTCTTAAAGGTTGATAAATATTTAAATCTGGTTCTGGAGCACCAATAGGTAAAATAAGTATACTACTCATTTATATATATTATTTATATTTTAAATATAATATACATAAAAAATTTGCTAAAAAATTTGCTAAAAGCTTTTCTACAATATTTTGTTACGTTGTTACGAATAATGGTCTTAAATTAAAATATATCTATAATTATCCTGCACTCTTGCTAAGGCTCCATCTGGACCAGAATCCTTACCACTTATCATGCTGCCATATAACCACTTGCTGAAACTGCCTTGGTCATTTGTTACACGGGTGTTCGCAGTACTATAAAATAGTCTCATAGATTGATCCAATTCCCAATTATCATATAAATCGCCATAAAGTTGTTTATTAGTGCTTATAATATCGGGATTTAACATTTGAGTTTGTCTTTTAACAGCACTATTGATGTTATCATAAACATCAGGATTAAATGATGGAGAAGCGGCAGGTCTATCAGGTTCATCATTTATTTCAGTTAGCAATACATTTCCCATTGGATTTTTTTTGTTAGTTGGATAAAATTCAGATTTTAATATTTTTTTCAATGTATTTTGTTTAGAATTAGAAGAAGAATTATCGCTAAATCCTTCTTTAACAATTCTGTCTTTTCTAAACTTATATAATGTAAAAATGATTGCTAATGTTAATACACATATAATTAAAATATTAACGTTCCTTGTAATTAAAAACCCTAAAATACTTAATAAAATAATCGTGCGAGATATAGCATTTAATTTTTCTTCAAATGTCATCTTATTTGTAGGCCATAATTGTGTAATGTAGTTTTTATTGAATAATATAGTCGGTTCATTTGACCAAAATTGATTTGCCATTATATATATTCTTTTATAAAAAAAAGACAAATATTTACTTTTTACATTTTACCTTTTTTATTTTTTACCCTTTTTTTTCTTTTGTACAGGTTTTGCTCCACGAGGAGTCTTTTCAACCTTTTCTCCTGTACTAAAAATTTTAAATATTTCTTCATCTGTTACTATATTTTGATTATTATTTGTAAATTTTTTTTT